GCACCATAAGCAACAAGTTGAAGAAGACCACCACCCATTTATGCTATATTCTTTATACTATAATAGGAGAAAAAAAAAGAATTTATATTTAATTTGAATAAGCTAATCCACCCATTCCTGAAAGAATGCGTAGTACATTGTAATTGACTGCATAAACATATAAAATTGATTGGGTAGGATTATAATCGGTAACAGTTGTACCAGTCTTATCTTCAAAACTTAAACTTAATATGGCAGTATCTATGCGAGACATATTGAGAGTTCCAGACGGTTGATGCTCTTCTGGTTTGAGAGCAAATGAATAAACATTAATACCGGCATTAGTTGGAATGTTTTCGTGATGTTGGAAAGGTTGAACTAAATTGAAATATCGTCCGGGGCGTTCATAGAAACGATCATTGCCATTTAATATTAATTTAGCAGATTTAACAGGATTTGAAGGCATAGCAGTTGCGTTGGCAGATTTAGCAACATAATTAATATTAGTTTGCATTAACAAAGATTTTAATACTTCCGGGTCACTTGGAATGCCAGTTTCATCTATAGCAGATGCTGCTGTAGTATAATTGAACCAGTTTGCCTTTTCTTTTGTGGTGCTTTCATTATTGGTAACAAACCAAACTAATTCCTTGCAAGGATGATTAAAATTTAATTTTGTTTTTAGTCCAGTAGCAGAAGTTATAGCTTCTTGACCAGTAAATTGTAATTGTTCAATTAGATATTCGTGAGATAGCTGAGCAAAACGGCGGCGTTCATCAGTGTCTAAGAAGATGTAATCAACCCATAGAGAAGCTGTGAAACCATTTGAGTCAGCTGCAGTAACCATACATTTCTCAGCAGTTTCAAAATTTATATTTATTTTTACTTCGTGGTATTGAAGGGCTATTAATGGTAGAGCAAGACCAATATTGCGACAGAACCAGAATTCAAGAGGAATATATAAAGTATGTGCAGCATTACCACCGTAAGCACCTACCATTTCGTTATATCCATATCGTTTGGAAACGGGTAAAGATAATTCGTTCCATACATATAACCAATGAGAATAATGTTTATCAATCTTTTGACCTCCAATTTCGATTTCAACATAGTTGATTAAACGAAGACCAAAATAATTAAAATATGCAGTAGTATTTTGAGGTTTTGGTGCTTTTACTTGTAAATACATACGATTAATTAAATCACCATTTCGAGAAATCTGACAGGTTACACGAGAACCAAAAGTAGGATTACCGTTAAAAGTTTGTTCAATTGCTTCTAATGCAAAATTAGTATGACGGCGATAAGCAACTTTGAAAAAAGTAATTTGAGGATTACCAGTTAAATAAACATCCTGAGCACCATAAGCAACAAGTTGAAGAAGACCACCACCCATTTATGCTATATTCTTTATACTATAATAGGAGAAAAAAAAGAATTTATATTTAATTTGAATAAGCTAATCCACCCATTCCTGAAAGAATACGAAGTACGTTATAATTGACTGCATATATGTTTATATTACCTGAAATAACTGGAGTGACTCCAGTTAATGGTTTAACATCTAAAATAGCAGTATCGATACGAGACATATTAAGAGTACCTGATGGTTGATGCTCTTCTGGTTTGAGAGCAAATGAATAAACATTAATGCCGCGATTTAGAGGAATATTAGTATGATGTTGATATGGTTGAACAAGATTGAAATAAGAACCATTGCGAACATTAAAACGATCATTGCCGTTTAATTGTAAAAGACAAGTATCAAATGGATTAACATTCTTAGTTGATATAACTCCAGTTTGATATGGTAATATATGATCAATTGCACCTTGATTTTGAGTTAGTGCAGTAACTGCAGCAGCACCTGTATTAGAAGTTACTACAGCATCTGCAAATAGAGTATCATATTTATATAAAGCCGGGAAATTATAACCAGCATCTTCTGCAGGGTTAATTGCTGGTAAAGCAGCTGCTACATCAGGAACGGTATAATTATACCAATAAGCATTTGGATTGTGTATTTTAGCAACCCATATCAATTCTTTGCAAGGATGATTAAAATTTAATTTAACTCTAGAACCAGTAGAATTTAAAGTTTCTTGACCAGTAAATTGTAATTGTTCAATTAAATATTCGTGAGATAATTGAGCGAATTTGCGGCGTTCATCAGTATCTAAGAAAATATAATCAACCCATAAATTAGGACTTATAAGAGATAAAGATTCTGATGTTCCGTTAGCAGCATTACCAGGTTGGAATGTGCAATTATTTAAAGTTTCAAATTCAATCTTTAGTTTGACTTCGTGATATTGGAGAGCTATAAGTGGTAGAGCTAGACCAATATTGCGACAGAACCAGAATTCAAGAGGTATATAAAGAGTTGTAACACCACTGTCGGTGCCAACATTTAAAATGTCGTGATCTGCACCAACCATAGTATCCCAGGCATAGCGTTTGCCAAGTGGTAAAGATAATTCGTTCCATATATATAGCCAATCAGAATAATGTTTATCTATTTGTTGTCCGCCAATTTCTATAGAAACAGATTTTAATAATCGAAGACCTAAATAATTAACATAAGAAGTTGTAGTTGCGTTAGTAGGTGCTTTAATTCCAACCTCTAAATAAGTGCGATGGATTAAATCACCATTTCGAGAAATCTGACAATAAACTGTATTTCCGAAGTTAGGAATACCGCTAAAAGTTTGTTGAATTGCTTCCATAGCAAAATTAGTATGTCGGCGATAAACAACTTTGAAAAAAGTAATTTGAGGATTACCAGTTAAATAAACATCCTGAGCACCATAAGC